CCCGGAAAGTTCCTTCACCAACGCAGATACCAATAAACTGCATACTGACGCGCCTACGGCTTGTCCAACCCGCCAAAACACCGGAAAGAATTTCCGGCATTTCGTCGCGTTCTTAAATGATCTATCACTACATTTGCGCATGCGCAAAATCACTTAAACTCGATTTTGTGGCAGAACCTACGTGACGTCGATTTTGAATATTTTCACCGATACCTCCTAAGCACCGTCAATTTGCGCATGCGCAAACTCTTACTTAATTTCATCCTGGATATCGATGCCTTCTGGTCCAAGATCTTCCAGTAAGGACTCAAGAATACACATCAGTCTATATTGATTTATGCCTGTACGGGATGTGCTGTTTTCCCAGGCATCCCGTTCACGTCTGACCTGCTTCAAACTTTTTTCAATTTTTTCAGCTGTGATCGTCATATTTGCCTGCTTCTGCTTTATTTTTCTGCTGTCGCAGATCATATGCATACTGAAGACGTAACCAAAAATCAGGAGTGCTTCCCATTATTGCTACGATCGGAACGGCCTGCTCAGCGGTTAACGCCATTTTCCCTTCTAAAAAAGCTGGCTGGATGCCAGTTTCTTCGATAAATCGGTTAACACTAATGCCCATCTCAGCCAACTCTCTGGCAATAATTTCGCCCGGATGAGACACATCAAATTGCTGCATAACTAATCATCCTGTCAGATGCGGATTTGCGCATGCACAAATTATCACTTTGAGCATGTTAGATCGATTGTTCAAAGTAACGGGCCAGAGCCGTATAAATCAGTCGGTTTAACGGTTGTTGATCGTCTTCGGCCTGCTGTTTCGCTCGTTTGATCGTATCCGGATGGAACCAGATCCCCTGATAATCTGAGCCTTTCGGACTGGAGAAGTACCGTATGTGTACATGCCCTGCTTTTCGTTGGTTCAGATACCACTCAACGATTTCACTGGCTATGTCGGCCTTTAACTCATCGCGAATGCCTGCCAGATTATTAACCGGCTGGATTAACTCATCTTCAATTTTCAGTCGGATAAACTTCAACTTTGTAGCCATAGATTCCCCATAAGAATTGACGAGAAATTTGCGCATGCGCAAATCACGCCGTTCATGATTTACACAATCAATCAACAGTCGGTGTCTCAGTACGGCCAGCTCCTCACGGAGCTGCGGGGCTGGCCGCCCTGCTCTCACCGCCTGATTTTTCTGGCCTGAAGTACAATAATGATGTCTGTTTTTGCTTTTTCAGTTGCCGTTGTTCCGAACCATGACGGCAAAAATGACAGGCCCGTATCTGCATTACTGTCTTTATTCTCAGCCAGACCACCAAGTAAAATTATGTCGCCATCCTTGAGCGAAACATCGGTGTTCACCTCCCGTTTAATGAGCGTCGGGCTGTTATTCACCCCAGTCTCTGTTTTTGCAAAATTAGACAGTTGCTGATGAATATTAAGGTCAATCGTAGCAGCCCGGATTTGCGGCTGAACGTTAAAAATTACGCCACTTGAACGATAATCAATGGACTGAACCGGACGACCATCAACATAGCTGACCTGACCGAGTACCGGCACGTCAGATCCCACAGAAAATGATGCTTTAGAGCCATTTCTGACCCGCAATTGTGGCGAACTGACGACGTGAAAACGGCTGTCTGTTCTGAACAACTCATAAAGTGCATCGAGCGATCCAGAACTGAAACGGACAAAGTTGCTGAGTCCTTGTGCAGTACCCGTTTCTATTGTGAATTTTCCCGACATAAGTTTGGCAGCCAGTGCCAGGCCAGAACCATTTCGCTCAGACGTCTGAACCTCAAACACGTACCCGGCGACAATAACTTCTTCGGCGGCCCGGTCGATAAGAGGAAGCAAATCTTCGACCCGCTGAATGTCTTTTTTCGTACCGTAAAAAACAAGTACATCCCCATTTCTGCTCAAAAAATCGGATGCGGTATTGTCTTTAATCATCGCAGGAGAAACATCGCCATTCCCTATTTGCCCACCATTTGAAAATGACCCGCTCACTTGTGACTGAAGAATATCAGCCAGATAAGCAACAGAACGGTACTGTGGTGTGTAAACAAAAGAATATTTCGGGGCTTCGTATACTTTTTTCTCCTGGAGATAAAAGTAATCCACACCATTTTTTCTGGCTACAGAGACTCCGGCATTCTGGAGATAACGCATAATAAACGTATACTCATCCATATCTGGCGTAATATTGAAATTAACTTGTCGTTTGTCCGTGATAAGTTCAGGAGAAACCATGAACGGTTTTCTCATAACTTCAGTATAAAACAAAGTAATGGCATCATTAAGCGTTAATCCTGAGAGATTCAGTATAACGCCTTTTGATAATGCAGGTGGAATCATAAATACCACTATTATGATATAAAATAATTTCATATTAACCCCCAGTAAAATAGGTGACAATTTCACCATCAATGATTCCACTTAAAGTAAAACCTTCTCCGTCGAACTGATTTGCCGGTAGCGTTCTAAACCGACCATTGCTGTCTGTAAGAACAACCTTGCTGACATAATCTGATTTTAACTCCCCGGCAATACGCCAGCGCTTTGAGTACGGGGCATCAGGTTTCGCAATCTTTGCTGATGAAGGCAGTACAACTTCCGGTTCGGTATGTTTCGGCTCTGGTACTGACTCACCTCTAATATCCACCCAGACCGTTCTTATTGAATATATAGAAGCCAGTACAATAAATAATAAAAATGCAATTTTTACCCAAAGAAAGGCGGATGAAAAAACGTTTTGTCTAGAGTCTGTTGTCGCTTCCATTCCGTTAGTGGTTTCATAAGATTTGTATAATTCAAAAACGGCTTTTTTGTACTGATAGTTACGAGTACTGACTTTATTATTTTTGAATACCTTGGCACCAGAAAAAACATCGACACGATATGACTTTGATAGCCCCAGAGATTTTAGCTTGGTCATCCGGTATGTCGATTCAATACGCTCTTTAAGATACCGGGGTACACCATCTACACCCTGATTGATGATGACCAAATCACATGATACCCCACTAACAGCATGTGTCATATGACGGTGCATTGAAATAAATCTTTTATGTGCCTCAGATAGTTTTGAGTCCGATGGCCATATTGACCATAATTCATCAAGACAAATCAGATCACCATATTCACAAAATGCTGCTTTTTGTTCTGAAGATTCATCATCAGAGTAAAAAGGGAAGAAATCATCCTTTAATATTTCATCCGTCGATGCGAAAACAACACGACCAGGCTGCTTAGTCTTGAATTTAGAACGACAATACTCATGTATTTTCTCTTCATTTATCCCTTTGATATTGGTGATTACACGGCGGCCTGCTGAAACCGCAGGGATAATAACACTGTAAACAACCTCGTATGTTTTACCGCTCCCCATCACACCCATATACAATGATACAGCCATAAAATTATCCTATTACCGGAATTCGACGAATAATAAAGCGAGTCACAAAAGCTGAAAGTATTATGTTAATCCCATCTATAACTTTAAAAACAGAGAAGAAATATTTCAGGCTATCTGGAATACTTGAAATTAACGCAAGAAGTGGGAGTTGGCGATTAACCATATCGAGAATAAGCGGCACGAATTCCTGCACAATAAAATACAATGCAAAAAACACCGTAAACTTCACAATAACTGAGCGCAATAAAAACCCAAGAACGCCATATAAAACAGAGGTCATGATGCCAAACATAAATCACCTTTATGCAGAAAGGATAATTCTGAACGCTGCTATTGAGTAAATGAACAGAAAAATAACACCAATCATCGCAGCGTTATTATTTAGTAATGTACAATGTGTTTCTAACTTATATTGTCCGTTAAAAACCTCCAGTACAGGTTTTGGACACTCCGCATATTTAATTCTTTCGCTTTCTGCATTAAGTGCACCGGCTGAATCTTCAAAGGGGTTGAATGATAATAATGGAGATAAAATTTCAGTACCTGCAGGTATATTTTCCAGTTCAGGCGGCCCAATACCAGGATCATCACCAAGATTAACCTGTTCTCCTGTCGATGGATTGGTTGGTGTTGTCCCTGTTGTGTCAGCAGGTAGTGTAAAATCGGGTTTGTCTGACGGTTTGAGAAAGTCAGATACAGCGGGCTTTGCAGCACCAGTTGAAGCAGTTACATCACGCGCTGTCACTGGTCTGGTGTGGTCGTATGCAAAACCAGAATACCCTGCTTCGGAGGCTGCTTTTTGCCATGCATTATTCACAACATCAGAAATAACTTCTGGCGAAAGATCTGTCTGCATTTCCGTATCTGAAATGCTATTAATAGCATCCTGTACGCTAACGGTTTTAATTACTTCATTACTACCCGGCACATAATCAGGCTGACATGTAGGCATAACCTTATTTGTACCGCAGGAAACAAGGTTTGCAGTTCGTGATGCCCAAAGCTGTGTTTTAGATGAATCAATATAAAATTTGATGGTTCTTAAATCAGACCTTGTCGGGTCTGCATTATATTGCTCAACTATGTATGTCTGACAGAACGTCGGATTATGCTGGCATATCGACTGAGCTCCCTCAGTTGCTGTAACATAGCTTTCTGCGCCAATATTCCAGTAAAACCCTTTAACACCCTGCTCTCCCGTTATTTCTTTTACTTTGATTTGTACGGAGTCCTCAGTTTCAATTAGCCATGCCACCGCACCGGAAGCGGCAAGAGCTATAAGCGTACCGCGGCTTAACAAAGCCCCTCTGAGTCCAACTGATAACCACGAACGACCAGAGACACCTGCAACGGTATAAGCTTTCGAACCTGAAGCGGTAGAATTTAGATAACCTGAAATACCTTTTAATGTTCCGTAGTATCGAGGATCATTCGCTGAGAAACCACGCTGTGTAATTTTGTTTTTAATGGTTCCTGAAATGGTCTGATTAATAACAGCTGCGTTCTCTGCACTGTATGAATAAAAGCTAATGATAGATAACAACAATGCAATTAAAAGAGTTTTCATTTACCCTCCTAATCCTTTTATAACTGCCCAGGCACAAAGAAGACCCCAGAGAAAACAGGTAATTAGCCAGAAATGTAATATCACAGAAACTCCTGAAGGCAGGGTTTCCCCTGCCCGTATTATCAGGCCCCACGGATCATACGCAGAACTGTTTTTGCCCCGGCAATGGAGGCATAAAGACCAACCAAAATGCCGGCTACGGACATAATTGCCACAATTACACTGTCGAATGACACTGCATTAGTCAATGCAGTAAAATCCACTCCGGCAGACTCTGCTGCATTAGCCAGAAAAGGTACTACGGAAGCAATAACAACAGCTGATTTCAAAAAGGTCTTTTTCATAATTAGGCTCTCTTTATCATATTTAAAACGAGTCCAATACAGTGTGATACTAAATAAAGGACGATTACAGAGGTAAAAGCAGTTCCCCATACCAGTGCAATATCTTCTGCCGGAGGGAGCTGCTGATATGGCAACTCAGAGGAATTTAATGTTATTATCTGGCAGTTCTG